ATCCCGCTCGCAGCGTTTCCCGCGTCATAGGGAGCGGCGTCGCCTTTGCCTTTTACGCTCACACTATAGCTGCGGTCGTAGCTTTTGGCCTCCGAGTGTTCCCCGGTAGACGTGATAAGCTGCTTGAATTCAGCCTTCATGTCAATGTCCAGCGACTCAACAATTGAGCCGGTGGCACTTATCATCGTGATTCCAAAAGTCGGCATATTAAGCGAAAAGTGTGTAGGTTGCTTCCGCGGTTGAGAAGTCGTCGTTGGTCTGTGAAACTTTCGACGATGTAAGTTTTGCACCCGTAAACGCGCCTTCGGGCACCGCTTCAAGGTCGGCCTCCCCCTTGGTCTTGACCGTGGTGGTGGTGGTGCTGCGCGGCTTGCGCTGCACCACTACGGTTTGCCCATCGGCGTCGCGAATTGTGGAGAGCTCCACAACTTCTTCTTGGGTGGATTCCTGTAGATAGCCAGATGGCAGCGCCACCCCGAAATTAGTTGCTCCAAATGTTACGGGCATAGGTTTTTAAGGTTTAGGACCAAATCCAACAATATAAGGCATCGCAGTCCGCCAGTGACGTTCCTCGCGGATGTTGTCCGTGCTCTGCGCGACTACGCCGTAAAGCTGCACCGCGTTGGAGACCAGCACCAGCGAGCGCATCGCGGCGTCCACCGCGGCAGCAAACTGCGCCTGCTGCGCGCGCGTGTAGTCGTCGGCCTGACTGGTGACGTGCAGCGTCAGCGTGCCGCGTTGCAGTGGACTGCCGACCACAATGTCGCTTTGCAGTTCCATCAGCACGGCCTTCGCCGGGATCTCTCTGTCGTCTTGAGGCTCCCCGACGTAAACGCCCGGCAGCGCCAGCGAAAGAGCGGTTTGCACCGCCGCGGAGAAAACGCCGTCGATCATCGGGTGACGTCCTCCAAATAAATTTTCCACGAAATTGGATCCTCGTCCCAGCTCGTGATGCGGCGCTCGGTGCCGTTCACCGTGAGTTTATTGCCCTTCACCGGATCCGGAAACCCCGCCCTCGCCACGCGGACGAAACCGGCGAAATGCTGCTCAAACCCGCCGGCGGCCAGCAGGTCGGATGTCTTCTCGGACGCGACACAATTTGCCGTGACGCCTGCGTAGGTGACGCTGTCGGCCTGCATGTAGCCGAGAGCGTCCCCCATTGCGGCGGCAGTGATGTCGGTCCAGTCAGACATCAGAGGAGCGGTTCCTTGGCCCGGCGCGCGGGCCTTGCGGGTTCAGCCTCCACAACGGGAGTGCCCCGAATCGTGCGGAAATTGTCCGGCGCCGGATTGCACACTAACACCAGTTTTCCGGGATTGGCGTGCGCTTTGAAAAACTGGCGAGCCTCCGCGGGTTCGTGCGATGTGAAAATCACCTGCGGGCCTGCACCCACGTCTTCGATGACGAGCGAAATTTTCATTTTTGGGATATTCGGAAAAGAGCCGGAACCTCCCCCGAAAGGGAAGCCCCGGCTCTTGGGTGGTCAGTCGTTAGGGAGTGACGATACGGACGCCCATGTTGGTGCCCTTTGCGACGCCCCAGATGCAAGACACGTTGATGCAGGTCTTTCCGCTGGTGCGGTCGTAGAATTTGCGGAACGTCAGCGGCAGCCCGAGGTCCGGCACGATCACTTCGGCGATCTCGATGGAGTCGGCCAGAGCGGCTTCCGGGTTCACACGGCGAGCGGCCATGATGAGCGCGCTGGAGTGCAGCGCGAAACCGGCGAGCGCTTCACTGTTGGCGTCGCAAAGGTCGCTTTCGTAAATGTCGAAACCGGAAACACGCGGCACGGTGCCTTCAGCCTTGAAGGGAGTGATGCCGGGAATTTCCGCGCTAATGAACGTCTTGGATATCGCGCCGTAGTAAGCGGGATTCATAATAACGCTGCGGCCCATTTTGGGAGCCTTCAGGGTCTGCGTCAGCGTCACACCGAGGTCAATCACGTCCTGCCGGTCGAAGTTCGCGGCGCTGGAGGACAAGGGAGTCTGCGCGAAATTCGCAGCCGTCACCAGATTCCAGAGCTGGCCGAACATATCAGCGCCTAAGGACTGCACCATCGGCGCCAGAAACAGGTTCTGGAAATTGATGGAGGACTGGAGAACTTCGATGTCCGTGAACCCGAGCGTGACGCCGCGGTGTTGATCCAGAGAAATCGTGCGAGCGGTGGTGTCGCCGGCAACGGGAGCATAACCCGCGCTGGTAATGTCCACCACCGAAGGAACGGTAGCAAAACGGGTGGTGACGGAGGATCCCGCGGACGCTACGTCCGTGGAGAAGTCAGTCGTGACGCCACGCAGGGGAGCGAAAGCGTTGGTGAGGAACGGCAGCGACTGCTGCGCGATTTGAGCGAGGAAAACACCATTGAGTGCCATATGATTTTAGATGATTGGGAGTTAGAGTTGCATTGCTTTCTTGTTTGCCGCGAAAAATTCGTTTCGTTCGACAAAACCAAGAGTGTTGTAATGTGCCCAGAGCTCTTCTTTGCTCTTAGGCGTGGAAATTTGTTCAGGCACAATGGCAACGGGAGCCACGCCCAGGTTCGCCACGATCGCGTTCGCCTTGCTGGCGGCGTCAGCCTCGGCAGCCTTCACGGCGTCGAGCGCGGCGGCCAGATCGCGGTTGTTTGCATTCGCAACGTCCAGCGCGGCGGAAAGATCCGCGGCCTTGCCCTTAAGCAACTGGAATTCTGCCACCACTGCGGAGTGTTCCGCGGTCAGTGCGTTAAGCGCGGCCAGATCCGCCTGCGCGGCAGAAAGCGCGGCCAGCGCATCGGTTAGTGTGGAAGGGAGTTCCATATACCCTTCCGCGCGTAGACAAGAAAAACCCGCCACGGGAGGAAATCCGTGACGGGCTTTCTGAGCCAATGAATGAAGCCAACGCGTTAAAGCATAGCCAAAAGCTCGCCATATGCAAGCTCCTGATTTCCGATGCCGTCGATCAAGTTGCCGGCCTTTGCCCGCGGCGCCAGATAAGCGGCCCCGGTCATAAATTCGTCGGCCACGCGGCGATTGCGGAGCACGTTGTCGCGGAACTGCGCGAAAGAATCGTCCACGAGCTGTTGCAAGCTGGCACGCTGCGCCGCGGTGAGCGACGGCCCCATGCCGGCGCCCTTCAGCGGCCCGCTGGTAATCGGATCCCACTTGAGCCCCTCCTCTTCGTACATCGCGGACTGGTCCACCCAGGGGATGATGGTTCCGATGGAGCCCCAAGTTGAGCCCACGGAGCCGAAAACTTTGTCGCAACTGACGGCAATGTTGTACGCGGCGGAGCACGCAGTGTCGTCAGAATAGGCCACGATCGGGACTTTCAAAAACTGGATCAGGTCGGTGATTTCCGAGCACCCCGAGCAACTGCCCCCCGGCGAGTTGATTTCCAGCAACACGCCCCGCACGTTTGCTTCCATCGCGTCTTCGAGATCCTCCGCCACCCACTCGTAATCCCACGCACCGCAGCACGCTTCAATTGGTGAGATTCCCTTCGCCAACGTCCCCTCAATGCAGATGTGCGCGATCCCGTTCCCGTCGATTTCCATTTCCTCCCGTTTGGAGGTCATGCCGTCAAGCATTTCGTACCCCTCACCGTTGGCGCGGAGAATACGGCCTTCCACCAGTTTGCGAACGGCGGCGTAGCCTCCCGGAGTGATGAGCCACGGGCGGTAAAAAACCTGTTCTAGGACGCGTTGAAATTTCATTCGGTCGGTACGGATGTGACGGGAGTGCCGTTCGGTGTGAGTAGGCCAAAAACGTCCCGAGTCAGCCCCGAGCGTTCGACGCGTTTTTTGATTTCAAGCTCCTCGCGCTCCACTTCGTCCAGGTGCTCCTCCAGTGTTTTGGAGCCACTGGCAAGAATGTCCGTCATGCTCCGCATCCCAGCGCGGTAGGCTTCGATGGCATCGCGGCTTGCATAGCCACTGTCAGCGGTCAAGCGAGCTGGTTCGGTGAACCGGAACTGATACGCCCCACCTCGGTCCCGATCGGTTCCCCGATACTCAGGCAACATTCCCATCTCCACAAACTTGGCAATCGCGTAGGCGCACCGCCGCTTGCAAAACGCGGCTAGGTAAGCGTGCCGTTCAGACGTGATGCGGTTCACTTGTTCCAGCACGATTCTGGCGGAAGCTCCGCCTAATTTCGACATGTCCCAGCCAAATTCCGGCGGCCACTGAGCAGCCAGCAGCGCGTTGCGAATCAGCCGTTCCTGCAGCCGGTCCTGCGCCTCGGTCGGAATTTTCGCGTCGATCTGGTCGATGGATTCGCCGGCGCCGGCGGTGAGGTATTCGATCCGGCCCCCCGCCATCGGGGTCATACGGAGCCCCGGCCCGCACTGCGGCATGTTTGTTTCCGTGAGCGCGTTGTACGCGTCGCCAGCGTCAGCCATGCCCTGCTGGTTGGTGACAAGCAGCCCGATTTTCGCCGCCATCCGAGATGCGGACTGAATGTCGTCACCGAGATCCTTCAGGGAAATCAGGTCCCGAATCGCCGGCGCGAAAGCGGAGATCCCGCGCACCTGGTCCACCTCGCGCGGATCCATCGTGAGCATGCACGATTGCACCGGGATGTCTCGATCCTCGGCGCCGCTTTGGTCCTCCCCGAGCACCCGGTAGGCCACCGCGCGGTTCGTGCGCGAAAGAATCACCCCGTTGTAAATCCTGAGCCCACGGTAGCGCCCTTCGGTCAGAATACCGTCGTCACCGCGGGATCCGATCTGGTGCCACGGAACTTGCTGCAACTGCGGGTAGCCGGTGGACGCGGTGGTGAGAATCGTCAGCAGATCCCCTTCGCGGTCGATTGCCGTGGATTCCAGCCGCAGCCCTTCCCACCACGATTTGCCGTCGAGGTAGGCGATCTGAAACCAGTCGAGGAGCATCGCTTCCGCTTGCTTGCCCCACTCCTTATCGGCGCCCACAAAAATCGGTCGCATTGCCATTCCCACGGAAAGCATGGATTTCTGGTCGATGGCGGCATTGACCATGCCGTTGTTCCAGTACAGCTTCCTTGCGGCCGAATTCACCGTCCGCCACTCGCCAACCGTAAGCTCCTTGCTGATGCTTTGAGTGTGATTCCTCCACCACGGTTCCGTCCACACCCCGCCCTCCACGAGTCGCTGGCGCCGGTAAGCCCCGCCGGTATTTGCGCCCACCTTGGGAGTCGCAAAGCCCGCTAGTTTTTTAAGTTTATCGAAAAGACTCATATAAAATAAGCCTGAGTCCGGCGCACCGGCCCGTTGATCCCCGCGGCTTTGTAGTTCAGCGCCTGCTGCGCCAGCATGAGCACGTCCAGCGGCGAGAGCGTTCCGTTCACGTTGAACTGAAAACTGGCGCCGTCGATGGCGCTGGAGACCAGTGTGGATTTGCCCGCGGACACGAGGTCAAACTTCTGAGAAATAATCGCGCGGAGCTCTGCCACGTCTCGCGTAAGAAATACTTGAAGCAGAAGTTTTTGATCCGGTGCCATCTAATAAACAGCCCCGCGACAAGGAAAAACCCGGACATCTGCACACGCAGAGCCGGGTTGGTTCCGTTCGCCCCCGAGTAATCCACTCCTGATGGATTTTAGGGTTGAGCGGATAAATTACCCCCTCGATTCGGGTTCGTCAACCTCGGGCGCGGTGCTCGCCATGTCCGGCAGGATCCCGAGAATCTGCGCCGTGAGCACGTTCATTGCCTCGGCGTCCCACATGTGGTTCGGGCGCCCGGTCGCCGTCCAGCGGAGCCGCGTTTTCTTGGTTCGCTTGTCC